ACCGAAGGTATGACTACAGAGGATCTAAGAGAAGCAGTAGATAATTGGACACATCCAATAGAAACAGAAGTACCAAGAGTAAGGTCAGATAGAGCATGGGATCCTTTAACGGTGACTCATGAGGATGGAAACCTTACTGTAGAAGAACAAGCAATCAGATGGGCTGCTAGAAGTGGCGGCGCAATTAACCTATAAGGAGAGTAAATGGGATATTACATATCGCAAAAGAGTTGGGACAGAATCATACATTATGCTAGAGCTGCTTACAATGAGCTAAAGGCAGAGATAGGTGGTATGGCTGTATGTTACAAAGATAAAGATGGTGATTGGGTTGTAGATGATCCAGTCATCTTAAAGCAAGAGGTATCTGGTGGTACTTGTGACCTTGATATGGAAGCACTTGCTAATTACTATACTAATGCAGCACATAAGCATAAGAAGAAAGAGTTTCGCTTCTGCTGGTGGCATTCTCATCATACTATGGGTGTATTCTGGAGTAGTACTGATCTTAAAGGTATTCAAGAATATAGTGACGGTGACTTAAGCTTTGCTCTTGTAGTAAATCTTAAAGAAGAGTCTAAGTTTAGAGTATCAGTATGGAAGCCAGTGGTAGCATATCAGGATGTAGAGTTACAGATAATGGGTACTGAGAAGAATGTTCCTAAGAAGATACTAGCAGAGGTTAAAGAGCTATGTAACACTCGTACGTATACTCCTGAAGTCACTACATATAAGAATGGTAAGAAACAAAATGTATCTTCTGATCAATTAGATATGTATGGTAGTTATGGATGGTATGATGACCAAGTGTATGATGCTAGGGTTGATAAAGTCTATTCAACTTCTATGTTTATTGAGAAAGATTACACACAATGTTTCGATAAAGTCTTTGAATGGATGGATTTATTGTTGTCTGGTGATCTAACTTATGAACAATATGAGAAAGATATTGTTAACTTTAATGATGCTCTACTTAAAGCTAAGAGTAAGTATAGATGTGAACTCATTAAAAGATCTGATTTAACCCCTGAAGCATTGTCATTTGGTGATCCTGCTGATTGGGTAGAACCTGTCGGATGGGGAGAAATAAGAGACAAAGAGAGGCTATTACATGCAAATAACGGCAAGGTCTGAAGGCTTAGTTGACAATTTGCATTTATATTCTTTTCATGTGTTGGGCTGTGGAGCTATTGGAAGTTCTGCAGCTATCCAACTAACGAGGATGGGTGCTACTAATTTCTATTTATATGACTTAGATAAAGTAGAAGATGTGAACATCGGTGTATCTCAGTACAATATCAAGCACTTAGGGCTAGATAAGGTAGATGCACTCGAGAGTATCATCAAAGAAATAAATAGTTTAGCAGTAGTAGATCCTGTACATGGTAGATTTACTGAGTATATGTATAGTGGTCATAATGACATAGCTATACTTGGATTTGATACCATGAATGTTAGACTGGAAGCAGTTAAGATATTATGTGCAAATAAGAAACAGAAACCTTTATGCATAATAGATGGACGCATGGGAGCTGAACACTATCAACAATACATTATACCTACACCTAGCGTAGATAAATACGAGAAGATATGGTATAGTGACGATGATATGTCAACAGATCCATGTAATGCTAAGGCAACAAGCTATTGTTCTAATATGAGCGGTAGTTTCATCACTAATGCAGTAAGGAAGTTTACTACTGGACAGCCATTTAATGGTAACTTCAGCTTTAATTTCCCTACTATGATGATGACTAAACTATAATTACAACGCTTGCGTGAGCAGTGCACGAGAAAAACGATGTCTCTGCTAGTTAATGGGTAGGACAATATTACAGGTAGCACCTGTCTGAGTACCTACCCAAGTTGTAATATGTGTTGCACGTCACATTTAGTAGATGTACATTACATGGTCCGCTCGGACACAAATAGATAGAAACCAAAAAATAACAAGGAGAGTAAACAATGCACGTATTATATTTCGATCTCGAGCATGGAAGTCAGACGCTCGGAAGTGAAAAACACATAGCAGATATGTTTGGATATAACTTACTAAGACCTGGTAGCTGGGATTCATTTCAGCATGTTATCGGTCAGTTATATACTAAGAAGACTGCAGTAGTAGAGAAAAAAATAGGTGATCTAGTTATTAAGGAAGAACAAGAGGGTGTAACCTTGAGAAAGGGTAGCCCTAAAATTGATGCCTTAGTTGTAGATACATTCTCAGAACTTAGCAAGAAGTTTATGAGAAGCTTAGTACATAAAGAGACAGGTAAGATGCTCCTTCAAGATTGGGGTAAACTTAGAAACAAACTAGATGCATGTCTAGAATTTGTAACTCAAGTACCTGGTATACTTATATGTAATGTTCATAGTAAAACTCAGACTATGGATGATGGACAAAATAGAATCTTACCTTATATTGATGGCTCAACTAAAGAGGATATCTCTAAATGGTTTGATTTTGTATTCTATACTAAAACTATAACTGGCGTTGGTCTTCCAGAGTATGTATGGATTACAGGCAGAACAGAGAAGTATGATCATGCTAAAGATCGAACTGGTGTATTAGATGCACAGATTCCTCAAGATTTTCAATTACCATTAACTGCAGCAAGAAATGCTGGATTTACTGGATGTAGAATCCTAGTGATTGGATCTCCTGGTTCTGGCAAGACACATGCACTTAGGACTTTAGTGGAAGATCATGTTGATATTCCTATTGTAGATCCTGTTAAGATTGTTACTACAACAACAGAGACAACAAATGGAGTTCCCGCATGAGGACAATGACTATAAAGAAGAATAGTGGTAATTGGTCTACAGGATGGCATGAATTAACTATTAGTATGGCTAAGTATGGTACTTATAGTGGATCTAAGTTCCTTGAACTAGGATTTGATGGGTATCCAGAGAACTTTACACTTCGTATTTATGCTAAGCAAGGTAAAGATGGTGAGGAATTTGCTATTGGTAATGTCTTTCGTTATGCAAATGCAGGTATAATAGAAGTGTTAGAAGGCCCTGGAGGAGATAAGGTAGCTAAGATAGATGATACAGTTGAACAAATAATTGATCATCATCTTAATATCTTCTTCTATAAAGATGGAGAGTATACTAGAGCTTATTCTTCTGTAGCTCCAACAGTCTTTGAGAATCCAGTAGAAGGATTTACTGAAGATGATGTTGCATTCTATAAGAAGAAAGCTGAAGATAGATTCGCTAATTATACACCTACTGGTAGTACAGATGAACGTGTAAGCAGTGAGACTACTCTTCCTGAAGTAACGGATGAAATGGAAGCAACACTTCCGTTTTAATGTGTGTTTGACAATGGGTGAGTACGCTTCCTGTACAACTTGATGAAGTATGAGTATAGCAAATCCGAACAGCTGCTCACCCAACTGTCATCAGAGAGAAAGTTAAGAGAATATTTAATCCAAAAATATAAAACATGTCCCTCTTGTGGGACTAAATTGAAGGAGAAAGAATGTACAAAGAAGTCGCCTTCGGACTAACCAATAGAGGTCATATTGTAGATGGTTTAGAAGTTTCTAAATGGTACAACATATCGAAAGATACTTTCGCTTCATTATGGGATTATGATGAGTATGTAACCGAATATATTAAGAAAAACAATAGCATAGCAGGGTATGATGGGTTATTATATATGCCTGATGAGCTATTACTTGATGTTGATGGAGTTAATACAGAAGCTGCTCGTCAGAAGACAATAGGTTTAACTATAGTATTAAATGATTTAGATGTACCATATAATATATACTTTTCAGGCACTGGATTTCATGTTGGAATACCAGAGTCAGCATTTAGATGGCAACCAGATAAGAATTTACATATTAAAGTTAAAGCAGCACTTAAATTAAAAGGTATCTATGATTATGCAGACCCTTCAGTAACAGATAAGACTAGAATTATACGACTTATAAACACTAGGAATAGTAAAAGTGGTTTATGGAAAGTCTCAATTTCTAATAATATGCTGTATAGGACTGCTGATATCATAAGAGCGTATGCTAAGAAGACTCAACCTTATGAAGTTAATAATTTAGAGTGTGAACCTGTTTTTGATGTGTTAATCAAACATAAAAGCGAAGAAACTGTAGTCAGTTCTCTTGGTAGAGCACCAGATTCAGTGAATTATCCATGTATACAGACTATGCTTGAAGGCACAGTCTTTGGTAATCGTCATGCGTATGCTTTAGTATTAGCATCTCATTTCAGAGCTAGAATGCCTGAGGATATGGTTAGATTGATCATGGAGGGCTGGAGAAAGAAAGTACACAGTGAAGAGAAACCCTTTGAAGTAGAAGAGATGGAGAGATTAGTAGAGTGTTGTTATAAGACAGAGTATAAACATGGTTGTGAGAATGAGATAAAGGATAGACTTTGTAAAAATACTTGCAAATTATACAAGACAAAGAAGAGCCAAGGTGTAACTGTAA